TCTGCTTCCAAAACCTGTTCTGTCTTGTAATTTTTCTTGTTCGTTACTTCTAATAATATGTTTGGTTTTGGTCGACTCATAATGCGTATGTTCCAGAAATATACGCATTTATTTATTTAAAAATTACCTAAATCCGCCCCCGTCCATACTGACCTGGATAACTTCTTCCTGGGGTTGTGTTCGTTGTGACTGCACTATAAGTTCTTCTAACTGTCCAGTTAATCTAGTCATTACTACCGCTAGGCTATCTGAAAGAGCCACGGCATCTTTAATGTCAAGAACTAGAGTTTTCTGACCAGATTTATTTGCAATTCGAGCCTTTTCTAGGTATATTTCAATTGGTAATGTGTTAATTTGTTTCATTATCTTTTCTACCTAGTACAGTAAGCATCTGTTTCATTTCGCTTTCGCTTTTAAACGGTCCATGAAATGGATACCGTTCTAGTGTAATTAGTTTAGGACAGAAACTTTTAACCCAACCTTTACGGAATTTAATTACATAAAAACCTGCACAATATTGACTTTTGCTTTTTGAGCTCTTAGCATAGATAGGAAGTTTTTTTCGAATATTATAAACTGATCCGTAAGGTTTAGATCCACACGGAAAATCATAGACACTATATTCTTTAGTTACTACTTTTTCAGATTTAACATTTGAATCGTTAAAAACAATTCCTAATTTTTCTTTAACATCTTTGACTGTGCCAACTGGAATTTTTTGACCATTTTTAATGATAGAATACGAGCTTCGTTCTTTACTTAGTGTTCCAATTTTTAAACCATTGTCTTCTAATAACCAACTTTTATTTGGAATTAATACTTTTGCTGTTGTAGTCATAATATATACCTTGCATTAAGTGGGTCGGCGTAACTTTGTACCTGCTCACTGACCTTAATAAGGTCATAAGCCGCACAAAATTTCAGTAGTCTAATACCAACCTGACTAACATTTTTATTGCTAGTAGTTGATGCATTAATTGTTTCTTTAATAATATTTCGAATCTCTTCTGGTTGTGCAGTAAGATCGCACAGTAATCGATTTCTTTCGTAGTCGTCTAATACACGATGTTCGACACCTTCGTGGTCGGCCCAACGCTGGAGCATCATATTGTTCCAAGAATATCCTTTGGTTTTTCTATCGGCAAATGCTTCACGGAGACCAATTTTATTCTTTGTGCCTTTCTCACGTACTCCCGGATAAGCACTAAAGATGTTGTCGGAGGTGTCTCCACGCATACACTTCTCAAATAGTAACCATTCTGGATCCGGCGCCCCTTTGACTTGTTTAGTTTTCTTATCAGTGACAGGTTTATTTTTGTCATCGAAGTATCCTTCGTGCGTAGTTGTGATGCCCATTACACCGTTATACTGTTTAACGTTAGGAGCAATCAATTGTGCAAAATCGCCGTCTGTCGAAATAATAACATGATCATCATTTGGATGTGCTTGTATCCAACCAGCGATCAAATCATCTGCTTCTAATTGCGGATGTTGTAATACTGTACAGTTAGTTTTTTCTGTAACAAAATCTTTGAACTTATCAAATGTTTCCCAAAACACGCGATCCTCTTCAGCCTCGCGAGGACTTTGCAGAGCCCGAGCGTCGGTGCGGTTTCTCTTGTACGGAGCATAATGATCCTTCCGCCAACTGCGACCTTCTAAGCAGAAAATAACGTGACTGCCGTTAAAGTCTTTCCATGCCTTGCGAACTGAATTAAGAATGACATGTATACTCATACCAACCTTGTCGTTAAGGTCTCCACGAGTAACATGCCGTGCTCTAAAAAATGTATTAGCAGTATCTACTAGAATATATGTCATTAACCTATCTCAGTTTTTCCGTCATCTCGTAACGCTCTGTTAACAAATCCACTACCTCTACGTTCCATATCAACACCGGCCTCGGCACCGATATTTCTGCAAAGATCTTGGAACCATTGATCAACAATGGATTCATCGGTATCACCTTGATAACCATTGCTACGTAATTGTAGCACAAAATATTCATTCCAGTCAAGTTCGAAGAATCCGTTACGAACATTTTCTTTATTAACATGAGTGTCCAAAACTTCTACCCAAGGTTCCTTAGCTTCAGTAGCACGTTCCTTTGGAGATAGTTTTGCAAGTCTTGCCCCCTCTACGGCAGCGGTAGCTTCGATTTCAGCTTCGACTTTTCTTTTTGTAGCTTCGGCAACTTCGGCTTCAATTTTATCCAAACCGATTAATTTTTTAATAAAATTTCTAATCATTTAATTTTCCAATTTACTTCGTGGTATAGACCTAGTATATCTAGATCAGTTATCTGCTTAATGTAAAAATGCCAGGTCTTTGCTACCTTATCTCGACGCAGTGAAACATAAATTCTTTTAAATCTCAAAGTCCAAGACGATGCGTATCTATCATCAAAATGACAATAGTTAACATTACGCATCAATTCTGCCCCATTTAATCTTAAGCCAAATACGTTCATGTATGTAATAATCGACACTCAAAAGAATGTGTAATGCTGTAGCAAACCCTGTAGCACTGGCGATATTGCCAGTGAATAGCCACGTCCAAAAGATTGTAAATAGCCATGCAGTTAACCGATAAGTAAGCATCCTTACCACAGTTCGTTTTTTAGTTTCCATTAGGTTCCCCACTCATTCTTAAACAACGGCACCTGTAGTCTATCACTGTATCGCCATCCACGATTCATAGCGGCTAATGCTACATTCTTTGCATTTTGTGTATAAACAATTCCCACACCACCGACAGGCATCAGATAAATGTGTCCTTTAAATCCTGCATCTTTAAATTGTTTAACAGCACGTTCTGCATCTAAAATATCATCTGCCGTAGATACAACTAATTTAAGATACGCAGTGCCACGTTTTTCATACTCGCACACTACTTCCGGACAAATAGCTTCTTCCCACTTCTCACCACTGGCTGGCAGTTTAGCACTTACTGAGAATGTAATTTCTCTATCCCAATGTTCAGCAGTCCACTCACCTAGGTAATGTTTAAATTCTTCAGTTAGTTTTTGAGTACCGTTTGTTTCAAATGTGATCTCTTTTAAGCCCGCCATCTTAGGATGCTCTAACAACTCTGGATAAGCACGTTGCCACCCTAGTAATGGCTCACCACCTGTAATAACAAGATGTTCATCTTGCCATTCGCCGTGTGGGAGAATTTCCATAATACGATCTGCGATTGCTTCGCTGGTAAGCATTGGACTAAGTTCTTTAAAGTCTGGATGCCAACTAGCATAGCTATCACAGCCTGTGCTAACTAGCGGTAGCTCTTCATACTTGTTAAACATATGAGCAAGACTACCTAACTCATCTGCTTCATTGCTTAGTTCTCCCCTAGGCATGCCGAAACCTTGACATTTAAAATTGCAACCAAACGTGCGTAAGAACACGGAAGGTACACCCATGTACCTTCCTTCACCTTGAATACTGTAAAATAATTCTGCTATTTTAATTTTGCTCATACTATTTTTCCTAATACAGAATAGAACAGACGATCTAACAGATGTGTACAGTCTTGTCCTTGGCGGTGTAAGTAGTACATCTGTTCAACTAGTTCTTTGGCATTGGTATCGCCTTCTGGTGGTAATGAACCACGTTGTTCTAATTCTTCTAATAGATCATCAGTATCAAAATCACCGATATCTACATCTACTTCCACTTCTGTGTAAACTGTTTTATATACCATCTGTTCCACCTTCGTAAATGTTAGACCACATTTTTAATTTTTCAATTTTTGCTTGTTTGGCAGTATTTAGGCCTTCTTCACTGACAACATTATAATATTTTAACAGATCTACCATTGCAAGTAAATCCCCAATTTCACCTTCTAGATGCTCTACATTAGTTAATGGCTTTCCAGGTTTAGCATTATCTAAACCAAATCGAAAACATTTACTAATTGCCTGCGTAACTTCTGCACATTCTTCTTGTAGAATATGAAGAATTTCGTTTACTTTATCATCCATTTTTTGCTCTTTCTGTTAAGTATGTTTCGTTATGGATCCACTTATTGTTAACAAGGAATCCCCATTCTCTACGTTGTGGTCCTGGCATAAACAATGTCCATGCAGTTACGCTGGGATCAAGTTCAATGCGATGGTAGCTGTTTTCTTTGCAAATGCGAAAATGTCCAGGGCCACGCCAATGAGCTATTTCTCCAAACTTCTTGCCATCTGTATCAAACTGGGGAATCCATTCATAGTATCCGCCTTTTAAAATTAGTGTGGCATACGGCCATGGATGATCATGTACATCATCTGGATCACTCTTTAAAAATTTATGTAGGAACACATTAAACGGAAAACGTTTGCGATCTTTAAGGAATAGATAATAACGTTCTAAATATGGTTCGTTATTAATACGATCCATAACAATACGTTTGCGACCTAACTTATCCAACCAATTGAGAAATTTCTTCATCTTGATGTTCTTCCACTACGCGATATTTTGAATAAGGATATTGTTCCTGCAACCATTCTAAAAGTCCAGGTTCCCAGGGAAGTTTAATCTCCCCTGTAATGTTAGTGATGTATTTCATCGAGGCGCAAATTCTTGCTGTAGTTTAACATTGTCCATGAATTCTTTTTTAGTGTTAGGGTCATCTTTAAATGCACCTCTAAGTACAGTAGTCTGAGTCAAACTACTATGTGCCATAATGCCACGATTCTCACAGCATCCATGCACTGCTTGAATGTACACACCTACGTCCTTGCTACCAGTTGCAGCCATAATCTTGTTGGTTATGTCAATACACAATTCTTCCTGTAATGTTCCTCGACGAGCACACCATTGGGCAATGCGTGTATACTTGGACAAGCCGATAAGTTTTTCTGCCGCAATAATTCCAATGTATGCCACTCCACTAACAGGTTGATGATGATGACTGCACATACTACGTAGTTCGCTACGCACAACCAACATACCTTCGTATCTGTCTGCTGAATCATTTGGAAATGCTGTTGCGTCTGGTGCTGGTTCATATCTTCCTGCCATTATCTCGTTAAAATACATTTTAGCAAGCCTACGTGCTGTACCCTTGCTGTTAGGATCATTCTCACGATCAATCAACAGTGCATCTAATACACTTTCAAATGCTTCTGTAGCATCGTCAATTAGCATTTCTTTATCGCCAGGCATAAGATATTCACTTACGTTGTCGCCTGCCCAGAAACGTTTTTTATCACGTTTCATTTTTGCACGAATAGCATTACCTAAGTAACCTACTTCGTAACCTTTTTCATCAATATCTAAAATTGATTCTTTTTTGTCACTAGGTTCCTCGTCGTGACTTTCGTACGCATTTTGATATACCATTTTTATTATTCTCCGATGTTAAGGCAGAGGATTGCCATTTGTTTATTGTATAGTTTATTTAGGTTTTTGTCAAGCGAAGTAAAGTATTTTTCTTTACTGCGGCATCAACAACATTAACGTGTACGCCGGCTTGTTCTGCAAATTTGATCAGTGCGGCTGTGTCTTTAGGAAAACACATTCCACCAAAACCAAACACTCCGTCAGTACCGGGAACCTGCATGTGACTCTTGCCTATACGATCATCGCAAACAACCATCTCTGCAACTTTGTTATAGTTAAGTCCTAGATTTTGTGCCAGCATGTAAATTTCATTCATAAAAGTTACCTTAGTAGCTAAGAAACTATTGATAGTGTATTTGGCCAATGCAGCTTCACTGATTGTGCAATATATAACTTTATTAAGACTGTGCTGTGTGATTCTAATCATGCGTTCTGCTTCGTGTTGATAAGCAAGAACATTTCCACCAATAAACGCAAATTTACCATTTATATAATCACGCTTGGCATTAGCAGCAGTTAAAAACTCCGGAGCATGAACAAGATTTGGATAAAGATCATTTAATCGTTTGTAAACATCTGGCGGTGCTGTGCATTTACTAATAATGACACCTTTAAATTCTTGTAGTTTTTCTAAGACATCTTCCAAGATTGATGTGTCGCAAGTACCGTCATCTGCTTGCGGACTAGGTACACAGATAAAAATTCCTTCGCAGTCAAATAAATCTTCAAATTTATCAGCACCCTTGCTAGGGTCTTTATCAACTGTAACTACATTATAGCCACCAATACTTTCTCTAATGGCCTGACCAACAAAGCCTAAACCAATAATACCAATCTTCGGTAATTGAAAAGGATCACTCATTTTATATTCTCCAGCAGACGACCTGCACTAAAGAAATATTTAGACAAGTCTTCTGTTTGTTTGCGTAATTGTGGAATTCTAGTTTTGTAATTTGCCATATGTTCAATTATTAGTCGACATAAGTTTGGACGATATGCATTATAGTTTTCCCAATCTTGTGTCCAAATACTAGGATACTTAAATGTATCATAGTACATTTCTTTATAGCTTAGTCGATCAGGTACCATAGGCATAGCATCAACTAAGGCACCTTCGTAGCAGCCAATACCTAATGTTTCTTGTAGGCTAGCACTAAAAACAATTTTAGCTTCGCCCAGCAAATTATGATATTCATTTTTAGTTAGTTGTTGGTCCTGACACACTACAAATTCATACTGTGGCAGTTGTTCTTTTAAGTCGCGGAAGATCTCAACTTGTTTCTCTGGAGCAATGCGATGCGGAAATAAGATAAGATCACGTTTGGGCATGTTCTTATATTCTACAAGAGCATTGTCCATATACTCCATAGGCCAACCAGTCTTGACAATTTTGCCACTGTCGTATCGTTCATGCCAATCTTCATGCCACCAAGGATTTTCGACAGTATAACCATCGTTGAGTAACTGTTTCATAAACAGGTGTACATGAAACTCTGTGGCAAAATAGTTGTGATCAAACGCACAATAGAAACTTTTCTCAGCATTTCTAACCCAAGGTTTATTGCCAACTAGGCGTCCAAGAAAGTCCTGAGGATCATATGATCCGGCATGCCACAAGCCGTGTGTGACTACTGGAATGCCCAATAACTCACTCATGTACTTTAAATTTATAATGCCTGGATGCCAAGCGTCAGTAAAAATAAAGTGGTCGCCAGGATGAACGGATCCACTACAAAATAAACGGCCCATTTGCTCAACCTGGCTAGCCTTGTAGATATTAGTTCCGCCAAAGTTGAGAAATGCCCCAGGAGTGGTAGCACTAGGAATGTCCGTAGGACCTGATATAATGTTGACATTGTGTCCTGCCTTTCGTAAGAGAGCAGGTACATGAGACTTCCATTGTCCCGTGTACCTTGTTTCAACTGATTCTAAATCAACGAGAAAAACGTTCGCCATTGCTCTTGTTCTCAAAACGAGGCTTTTTGCCTAAGTACGGACGGCGCTCACCACCGTTTTGATAACGCTGGAAGTTGCGATATTCTTGAGATCTATAAAGATCTGCAGGATTAAAAGGCAACATGTTAAAACGACAATGATCTAACCATGCATCAAGATCATCAAAGATTTTCTCAACTTCGGGTTTCATTACAAGAGTTTTTTGAATAAAAGATGGCAATGCCATTTAAATTTCCTTATTAATATTTGATAAAAGAACCATTTTCTCCGTCTTCGGAGACCTCAATCCAAACCTCACGGTCTGGATACTTTGCGTGAATCTGAGCATATAAATCATCGCTCATCATCTCGCAACTCTTGTGATCTAATGTTAGTGTACTATCTTTATAAAGATTTTCCAACCA